ACGGAAGGTTACATTCGCAATTTAGAAAAATACCTTCGTGATGGCGATTATGTTGATGACTGTTATGGTCAAGAGCAAGAAAATAAAATAAAAAGAAGGTGTGTCGCTATGGCATATGATGAAGAAGGAAATCCTAAACGTACAAAAGGTGTTTTCTATCCCGATCTAGGTTATCGCTGGGGAAACGAGATCTCTGATGAATAGCAACAATGTTATTGAGTTTCCGAAATCTGAACGTCCTGTTGTAAAGACTGAGCAGGAGTTGCGTAAAGATCTGAACGAGCAAAAGCGAACAATGATTGAGGAAATGGTAGACTATCAGGCAACAACTTTACTTTCAAACATGGCCATGTCTGGAGTAAATACTGATGCTGATAGTTTTATCAAAGACTTCACCTTCATTACCGAATCCATAAAATCATTATATTATCGCCTGTCTGGATTCGATCATCCATTACATTCTATGGTTGATGAGATTGTGAACATATATGAAAAAGAAGAATACGAACCTTGGGATCCTTTGGATGACGATTTTGAGGATTAATAGTTATGAGCAAATTGATTTTCTTAACTGATATTATTGAACAAAGAGTCCGCAAAGAACAAGAGATTGAATATTATGAAGAAGAACTTCGTAAGATCGAAGACAAACTCTTCTGGTTGCGCAAAGAAAAACAGCTTACTGAGACCATCATAGAAATAATAAACAGCGAAAAGGTCTTAGACATTCAACAATATTTTCTTGAGAAAAAAGACGATTCCTAAAATTAGGTGTTGATGATGTTGTAAGCGGTATAATTAGGCTGCTTACAGCCCCTAAGAAGCCTAAACAAGCGCATTTTGGTTCTTCCTATCCTTACAATATTTTCTTGAGAAAAAAGACGATTCCTAAAATTAGGTGTTGACTTTTTGGTCAAATTAGACTAATATATACTATGTTAGATAATATTTACATATGAGACAAAAATGATACTCCTTGACTTGAATCAAGTGATGATTTCAAATCTGATGATGTCCTTCGGTAAAAACAACACCGAAGTCAATGAGGATCTTATACGTCATATGGTTCTTAACAGCATTAGACTGTATCGCAATAAATTCACTAAAGATTATGGTACTGATATGGTCATTTGTTGCGATGATAAGAATTATTGGCGCAAAGATATTTTTCCTTATTACAAAGCACATCGTAAAGCAGATCGTGAAAAATCACCATTAGACTGGAATCGAATCTTCGAAGTTTTGAACAAGATTCGTGACGAACTAAAACAACATTTTCCATACAAAGTAATTCAGATTGATCGTGCCGAAGCTGATGATATCATCGGTGCACTTTGCGCATATAAAGGTGTATTTCTGACCAACGAAGATACTGAAGAAATTCTTATTGTCTCTGGCGATAAGGACTTTTCTCAGTTACAGAAGTATGCCAATGTCAATCAATACAGCCCTATCACCAAAAAATGGATTCGTGTAAACAATCCCGAAGCATTCCTTCGTGAGCATATTATGCGTGGCGATCGTGGTGATGGTGTTCCAAACTTCTTGAGTGGCGATAACTGTATTGTAGCAGGAACTCGTCAAAAGCCATTAACAGGCAAAAAATTAGATGCTTGGATTACCATGAATCCGAAAGATTTTTGCGACGAGATGATGCTCCGCAATTACAAAAGAAACGAAGCATTAATCAATCTGGACTTAATTCCAGAAGAAATACGCAAAAAAGTTATTGATAACTATGATAATTATGTGTTGCCAGAACGCAGAGGATTACTAAATTATTTCGTAAAGAATAAACTAAAAAATCTTATTGAAGATATTGGAGACTTTTAATGAAACTGACGTATTATGAAATTCTTGAAAACGTGAGCAAGAAGAAAACGAAGAAAGAAAAGATTGAAGAATTAAAACGATATAGCGGCGCACCTCTCAAGACTATTCTGGGTTATGCTTTAGATCCAAATGTCGTTTGGTTACTTCCACCAGGAGAGCCGCCTTATACGCCATTGAAAGATAATTCTGATATTGATGGCAGACTCGATTATGAGTTTCGTAAGCTGTATTATTTTGTAGATGGACCAACGCCCGAACAAAAGAACTTAAAACAGACAAGACGTGAACAAATGTTTATTGAAATCCTTGAAAGCGTTGATCCGAAAGAAGCAAAGTTATTGTTGGCAATTAAAGAAAAAACACTTCCGTTTAAAGGAATCACCAAAGCCATAGTTGCAGAAGCATTTCCTAATTTGGCGAAAGATTGGTGAAGAGACGATAAGAGACTGTTATGGGTAAAAATAAAAACGAAAACTTTGAAGACGAAAACAAAGGTTTCAAACGTATTAAAGAACAGCGTAAACCGATTAAAAACTTTAAAACGCATCTTAAGCAAATGGTAGATAATGAAGAATGGGACGGTGATGAAGACAGCATTTATACTGGGGAATGGCGTTAGTCGTAAACCTGTAAACCTTAATGGATTAGTTGGACAAGGAACGATCTTTGGCTGTAATGCATTATATCGTGAATTTGATAACTATGACTATCTGATTTCAATCGACCCTACATTTCAGGCAATCATTGAAAGTTATGCATCATATCGTGAATTTAATAACTATGACTATCTGAGTTCAATCAACCCTAAATTTCAGGCAATCATTGAAAGATTAGATGAGGCGATGGGAAAGGACGATCGTATAATCTTTCCGCCTCAAGACGAATGTTGGGAATCCATAGAATATTCGCCAAATCGTCGCCGATCTAATGCAGGTATGAATGCAATGCTTGAAGCAATTCGTAGAGAACACGATAAACTTTATTGTCTTGGCTTTGATTTTTTGCTCAACGACCCTGTAGCATCAACAGATAATATTTTTAAAGGCCAAGAGGGGTATGGTCCAGAGACGCATGCTAATGCAAATGATAACGTTCATCGTGTCCGCTATCTTGAATGGTTTATGAGAAAATACTCTTTAGTCAATTTCGTTTTTGTATTACCAGATAATGCCAACTTTACTGCATTGACTGCAAAGAATGTTACTGGAATGTATGTGAGTAAATTTAAAGAGAAGTTCAATGCCTGAAGTAAAAACTCAAACTCCGCTCTATACGCTTGACTGGTATGTTAAGTGGTTTTCTTCATTTGTCGTATTGGCAGCGGTTCTTTGTCGATCAGTAGAAGAAGTTCCTAAAATATACGATATGATTCTCAGCCTAGTTGGCACAGGTGGCTGGCTTTGGGTTGGGATGCTTTGGCATGACCGTGCACTTATTCTTTTGAATGGTGTGCTTGTTTTTGTATTATCAGCAGGAGTGTTGAGACACTTTCTTACATAGGAGGAAAAAATGACACATTCAAAATCAGAGCGTATGCATCGTGATAAAAATGCTCGTCGTCGTAGGAAAATTTCCAAAAGTATTGTTGAGTCAAAGACCTTTAACTTCTTCCGAAAGTTAAGAAAGATGAGAAAAAAATGAATGACATTCTAACGTTCAAAAATGCGCTGATATTCGTATGCGCCTATATCACCTGTGAGATTGGATATCGCCTTGGGCTAGAACTCTGGTGCATGGCTTATCCTTATATCCAATGATTTGCTATCTCATATCCATAAGTCTATCGCTGACGATTCCAGACACTCGTTATTGCACTTATCGATGCACTGATAAGAGTAAACACATAGAACGAATAAGCACCAGCGAAGAATGTAAGTGGCAAATTTTGATAAAAAATTCTAAGTAATTGATTTAGAACAATTTTATTTTTCACTTTTTTTCATTTTTTCCTTTACTTAAATTGCGATATATGCTATTCTAAGAATAGAGAGAATGAAAGAAAGGAACTTGTTATGAAAATCGAATATTATACCATCCGTGTTACTACTGAAACTGAGAAGTTTGAGACTCGCCGTTACACCGAAGACGGTATGAAAGACTGCCTGATGGCTCTCCGTTTGGCTGGTTATGACCCTAAGAATATCACGGTTGATGAAACTGTTGAGTTGAAAGGTGCTGCATAATGAATTATACAGAATTATTTGAAAACACTTATTTGTTTAAAAGATTTGACCCGCTTGATATGGACAATCCATATGTGGAGAAAGAGTGTCGTATCGTTGATATTCTTGATGGACCTGGCGCAGATCGCCGTGACTATTGTGTTGTTGAAGGT